ACAGGCTGCCGTCGTCCGCTGGCTCGTCGGGCTGCTGGTCTGTGCTGGGCTGCTCACCGCCGCTTGGTTTCATGGCCGGTCGATAGGCGTCACGTCCGAGCGCGCCGTCTGGACCGAGCGCCAGATCATCGCCGAGCGCGCGGCGCGGCAGACGGAAACCGATCTTGCCGCGCTGGCCGCGAAGTCGGCAGCCCGGCAGGCGCAGAAGGAGGCACTGCTCAATGACCAAGCCAACCGCCAAACCGCCGCGTGGCGGGCCGCTATGTCTCGCCTGCGCGATCAGCGCATCCCTGCTGCTGTCGGCGTGCAGCTCGACGCCGCCGGCAGCGTGTCCGGCGCTCCCGCCGTGGCCGGCGCACCTCGAGCCGATCCCGATGCTGCGGCACTCGACAAACTCGTTGACCTTGCCGACACCCTCGATACCGTCCGGACCAACTATTCGATCTGCGCGGCCAACATCAGCCGACTGAGCGAGGCGCGGGACTGGTACGAATCAATCCGGGAGCGCGTCAATGCCGATCGTTGAGTGGTTGATCGACCTCTGGGCCTGGTGCGTCGCGCACCTGCTGCTGGTCGTGCTCTGACGCGCCAGATCGGCGCAGGCCGCGCGATCGGCGGCCGGCTGGCACCTGCCTATGTCCGGGCGAGTGGGAGGCGCTCAGGCGGGCGATCCTGACCCATTACTGGCCCATGCAGCCGGCAATCCGGGGCGCTGGTAGCCGATCCTGCCCTCTGTAGCGGATCGTGTCGCAGAGTGCCAAATCCTACCCGCCGCGCTCAAAATCCGGTGCCCGAAAGGGCGTGCGGGTTCGATTCCCGCCTCCGGCACCATAGGGGAAAACGGCCAGTCAGCCGGCTTTCCGGGCCTTCCGCGCTGTCCCATGACTTACCCGCGGAAGCCGGTCGATCGCCTCGCGCAGATGCGGCGCCGCCACATGCGCATACCGGCTCGTGACGGCCAGCGACGAGTGACCCATCAGGTCGCGCACCGTGGTCAGCGGCGCCCCGGCGGACGCCAGCCACGAGCCGAATGCGTGCCGCAGGTCGTGGAACCGCACCCCAGGCTGGCCTGTGGCCTCTCGGGCGGCCTCGAACGCCCGGCGCAGGGTCTTGGGCGTCAGCGACCACGGAAGCCGTCTGCGCGCGATCCTGGCGGCCTCCGGGGATAGCGGCACGGCGCGCGGCTTGCCCGACTTGGTGGCGCTGTCGAGCAGGATCGTCTTGTCCCGGATCATGTCGGGGGTCAGGCGTAGCAGTTCCGACCGGCGCAGGCCGGTCAGCGCGGCCATCAGGATCGCGTCGCCCGCCTCGCCGCCGGCCGCTCGAGCCAGCGCCCGCACCTGGGCCGGTGTCAGGTACACGTCGCGGCGGCGCTCGCCGGTCAGCAGCTCGACCCGCTTGCCGATCGGCTTGTCGGTCCAGCCCCACCGCACGGCGAGATTGCCGATCCGTCGCAGGATCGACAGGTAGCGGTTGATGCTGGCCGGGGCGAGACCGGCGTTCATGCCCTCGGTCTTGACCGCTTCGGCCACGTCCGGGAGGTCGTCGAGTATGCGGCCGGACGTGTACCCGCGCAGCACGTCGATTCGGTAGCGCAGGTCGCTCTGGTAGCTCTTGAGGTGGCGGGCCGACGCTTCGACCCACTGGGTCAACGCCTCGTCGATCAGGCGCGAGGGTTGCTGACCAGACGCAATTTCGATCTGGCGGCGCCGGAGCGCAGTTTCGAGCGCGAGTGCGTCCGCGCGGGTGGCACCGACGGGCAAAGTGCGCTCAATGCGGCGACCACCGCCGACGCTGACGCGGACCTGCCAGCGTCGTCCATGCTTTCTGACGGGCATTCGATCCTCCGGGACTCGGCAATGTACGCCGCCAGGTCGGCCGGATCAACCAGCCGCCGGGAGCGGATGCGCACGCACGCCAGCCGGCCGGCGGCGATCTCGCGCTCAACCGTGCGGGCCGACACGCGCAGCCGCTCGGCCGTCTCGGCGATCGTCAGCAGATCAGCCACGCGGACCGGCGGGCATATGCGCCCAGTGTGTCACTTGGCATCGCACCGGCATTGCGTCCGCCCATCTCCACGCGTGGCCGACTCGCCAGCCTGGCCACGTCTCGCCACCCTGTACTGGCGCGTACAGCAGCACCGTGATCTCGTCATCCGGCAGCCGCTCGGCGACCGGCACCCATTCGATTGTCTCGCGCATCATTCCTCCGCAGGTAGTCCGAGCCGACGCCGAGCGTTTCGACGGCGCGGATCGCTCGTATCGTGCATGTTGGCAAGCCTCCGCAACAGCGCATCACGCTCCGCCTCGCTCGTTTTCTGCACCAGTTCGCAGTCGTCGATGTCGGCGTAGCCGAGAGGCCAGCCGCACCATGAGAGACGGGTGCCTTCCACGAACGCCACGAGCCAGGTTTCGCCGGTCGGGCGATGGAAAACAGCGTCGCCAGTGTCGATCTCGATCACGATTCCTCCGCTGGCCGGGTGAGGCCCATTGCCTCCGAGTCCGGTCTATCGTGCCCACGGCACCCGCCGCCGGCCGAGTAGTCGAAGTCGTCGCAGGCACCAACTGGTATCAGTTCGTGCCCGCGCGCGAGTTCATCGAGCAGATGGTTGCGCGCCTCATCGGGCGTCATGAGCCGGCCGTCGTCGTGCCGGAAAACGCCCCGGTAGCCGCGCGGGAATCGGGCGTTCTTGAGAAAGCCACGCACGTTGAGCGCACCGTGGATAATCTTGCTCATCGCTGCGCCTCCGCTGGCCGGGTGAGGCCGCGCCACTTGAACGTCGGGCCGAACGCGCCTGGCGGAACGATCAGCCACGCCACGCCGACCGCCGAATTCGCACTGAGGTACGCGTGCCATTCGCCCTCCATCCACCTGATCGGGTAGATGGGGAAACGGCTGCCGTGCATTTCGATCTCGCCTTCGTAATTGCCCTCGTGCACTGGCTCGACGCTCCCCGGAAACCACGGTGTTCGCTCACGCATCGCCGCCTCCCATTGCCGCGTCGATGGCGACATCAAGCCGATCACCGTCGATGAGGTCTTGCTCGTCCAGCGGATAGATGCAGACCATCGGGTCGCACTTGCGCGCCGTGCTGGCCTCATTTCTCAGCCACCGATACCGCCGCGCATCCTGCTCTGCCTCGGCAAGCTGCCGGCGCAGTTCGTCGCGCTCAAGAGTCAACGTGTGTATCGTCAGCCCGGCATTGACGACGTTCCGGCCAGCGAGTAGGTCTGCGCGCAGGCGTCTGTTCTCTTCGGTCATGCGCTCGATCTCTTCCCGCATAACGTCTGCGCGGTGCTTTCCCAATGCGGTAACAGGCCAGTCGCCGGAATTCATGCGCTGCTGCACCCAATCGGTTTTGTTTTGCCACTCCCGGCCACACATTTCCCACTGACGTAGGCGCTCGATTTCTTCCTCTGCCGCATTCAGTTTGCGCTGCAAACGGCCAGCCGCCTGAGCCTCTTCCTCCATCCAGCCATTCAACTTGGCGTTGTCGTCGCGCAGTTCGTCGCGCTCGGCGGTCAGGCGTTCGATTTCGTTGATGCACAGCCCGAGCGCAGCAACCACACCAGCCGGCGCCTTGCCGTCCATGTTGTCTTGCCACCAGTGCATCGCTTTGATAGGCGTGCGCTTGTCGAGTCCGTAATTGGCGCGCCAGTCAGAGAGCATCTGTGACGTGATCAGGTCGCTCATCGCTGTTCCTTGAGTGCGTCGCGTGCTTCATCCAATGCTTTGCGCTCGCATTCGCCCTTCCAATCATCGAGCGGTTGGCGCAATGCCCACACGCACGTATTTAGCGCGGCGGTCAGCCTCTCGATTTCCGCCTTCTGCGCCTCGACGTGCGCGAGGATGGCGGTCATGTTGGCGGGCGAGCAGGCGGCGATGAATGATGCATCGATGCTGTCATGCGACAGTTCGCAATCGCTTGGCGGCACAGCCTCCCACGCATTAATACGAGCGACGCAATGCACGCCGGCATTTGCTGGCATCGTCACCCACGGCCCCGGCGTCGGTCCCGCCGCCAGCGCCTCGCGCACCTGGGCGAGCGCGGCTTGTGCGTCAGTCATGCTGCCCCCCTTGCCCTGATCATGGCGTCGGCCATCCGGTACGCCGCCGCTGCGACCAGATCGAAACTGACCGATCTGTCGCCCCCCGCCGCTCTCATGTTGGCGTGCAGAATTGCCTGCATCGCCTTCGCAGCGAAGTAGTCGCGCAGGGTCATGCCCTCACCCATCGCGGTCGGAAATGCGCTCTCGGTATTTTGTTTCAGTTTATTCATTGCCATGCTCCTTGTTCGTTTTCAGTGCGCGAATCGTGCTCATGCTCGGCAGTTCAACGCTCATCGCCGCCTCCCGATCTCTGCGGCAGCCCTTACGATTGCTCGGCGGGTGGCGGCGTAGGGGTCGTCGGCGTGGTATTCGCTGACGCGAACCCCTCTGCAATAAGCGTCGGCTCTGCCTTGCCCGGTTACTACATCCATGCCCAAATTCACCGCCAGCCGCAGCGCGTCGCCGTCGTCCTCAAGCGGATTCCATCGCGGCAGCGAGTAGTGACGACCGCTCGGTAGCGTGATCGACAGGCCGCAGTCGAGACGGTCTGCGCCGTGTTCGATCCCCGCCGCCTTCGCCGCGAGTTCCAACAGTTCTCGGTCGTCGTCACTTAGCATCGCTGCCTCCGTCACGAAACTTGATAAAGACGAACAAGCCGACCGGCAAAGCTGTCACGATTCCGCCGCCGATGAAAACGGCGACCATCATCACAATGGCGTCACTCAGCATCGCTGCCTCCGATTTCTTCATCGACGCGCCTGCCGCAGTAGCAGCAGAATCCCATATGGTTATCGCTCGGCGTTCCGTCGATGATCGTGAACGCATGGCCGCACGACGTTTCCCACATATCGGTGTCGTCGTCGGCGCGGGACCATAGGCAAGTCAGACCGCGCTTCGGCTCGGCCTGCCGCGTCTGAGCCATCATGGCTCCGGCATTCGGGTTTCCGTCTGGGTACGCACCAGCGACAATGCGCGATTGCCGCTGTTCGCGCATCAACTCTCCGAGCGACGGCTCGCGCTTCGGCTCGTCGAGCAAACGCACCAACTCGACCCGTCCAGCATCGCAAAGCCCGCAGCACGAGGCAGAGCGCAGGTTCCAGCTTGCGTCGTCGCACTGCCGCCAGAATGCGCCGCACGCAGGGCAGCGATGAGTCGGCGCTAGCCCGTGGAGCGGATCGCGCTTCGGCTCGGCCTGCGGTGCCGGCCATGCCTTTGTTCCGTCTGCGGCGTCCTTGTAGTGGCACGCATCGCCGTCCTGACACGGGCAAATGGGATCGTTGCCGATACACGGTCCGGCCTGCGGTGCGGCTGGCGCAGCGGCGAGCATGGCGCTATACCAGTTCGCGTGGTCCGCGTCAGGAGAGCATCCCGGTGCGTGCCAGTCATAGCCGTCCATCATGCCGACCGCGCTCAGCATCTCCGGCGTCGGCTCCACCGGCACCAGCTTCCACCCGGCGGGCGCGACTGGCGCGGGGTGGGCGTAGAGCAACGTACCTTCAGCAAGCTCGCTTTCTGGCTCGATCCACTGGACACGGCCCCATCGCTCGTCACGATGCACCATCTCTGCATCGGTATAAATACGTGCGACCGGCTCTGCATCGGCACAGGCGCGCACCCACGCACAGAACGCCGGCACGTCGAAGTTCTCGAATCTCGGCGCTCTCGCCATCGGTTCAAGCGCATCGGCCAGCGCGCGGAGTTGGTCGGGGGTCATCGTCATTTCTCCTGCGGTGCGGTGGCCGGCACATCAAACTGCTCATAGATCAGCGCGTCGAAATTGTCCCGTGCGGCGTCCCGTGCGGCGTCCCGTGCGGCGTCCCATGCGGCGTCCCATGCGGCGGCCCATGCGGCGTCCCGTGCGGCGACCCCTGCGGCGGCCCATGCGGCGTCCCATGCGGCGGCCCATGCGGCGTCCCGTGCGGCGACCCCTGCGGCGGCCCATGCGGCGTCCCATGCGGCGTCCCTGATCGACTCGTCGCCGGTCATCAGATAATCGAGCACAACATCCGGCGGGTCGTCGTACAGGTGGATCACCGACAGCGCCTGCATCCGGGCGTAATAGCGCAGCGTCTCGGTGATATCTGCGCGCTGAATGATCCGGCGGCGACGGCACACGA